CTCACCACGCCCATGTTCCAGAGCGATTGGTAGAACGACGCACGGCCAGCGGCATCAGCCCTCAGCACGCCACGCGTGTCGAACTCCGCGAAGTATTCGTCATCGCCATCGAGCAAGTCGCGGGTGACCGCAGACTCAATGCGGCGCAGCCACGGCGACAGCCCATTCGTCAGAAAATCGAGCGACTGCTGTTCGATATTCGAGAACGACGAACGCGAGAGGTCGCCCACGAGATGCGGCGGCACGCCGTAGATGCGGCAGATTTCCTCAACTTGAAACCGCCGGGCTTCGAGGAACTGCGACTCCTGGTTGTTGCCGCCCAGTTCGTTGACCTTGAGCCCGCCTTGCAACACAGCGGCACGGTGCGCCCGCTGCGGCCCGCCACCGTGGACCCGCTCCCACTGATTCCGCGTGCTTTCAGCAGCCTCGGGCGACAGCACTTGATCGGTAGTCAGGATCACGCCCGGCCGGGCACCGTTGCCAAAGAACGTCGCCCCGTGGATTTCGCACGCCCGCGCCAGCCCGATGGCGTCGCGAGACAATTCGATCATCGACATCCCGTTCACGCCGTCATCGCTCATGCCACGCACGACGAGAATCGCATCCTGGGCGTAGGTCGTCGTGCCGCCAGAATCCTCGCGGTACTTGTAGCGAAGCCGCCCGTTCTCAATCCGCTCGGGCTTCATCCGCGACGGATGCAACGGCACGAGTTCGCTGAGTTGACCGCTGGTATAGACCTTCTCGCTATACGCTTCACTGTGCGACAGCAGGTGCAGCATGAGTTGCTCACGCCACTCAAAGCTCGTCTGCCACGAGTTCGGCTGCGAATGGAGAAGCCGATACAGCGGATGCTCGCGGGCAACCTCCTTGCCACCACCAGCCAGCCGCCGATACAGGTGCAGCGGCAGCCCGGCGACCGACGTAGACAGCACGCGGATGCACGCCAGCACCACGGTCGAACGCAACGCCGTCTCGGCGTCCACCTTCACCCCAGACGGATTGCGACCGCCGCCGCCGTAGCCGCCCGACTCGTAGTCGAAGTGCCGGGCGTCACTCTCGGGAAGCCACAGAATGCGGTTGTTTTGGGCGATCATAGGATGAGGATGGAGGGTTCGGCGGCAGGCTTGTTCGTGATCTTCGAAGACTCCAGGCCGCCTAACGCGAAGATGAGTGCAACGATGCCGTCGATGCGGCCCGTTGATTTCTTCTTCACCGGCCGCACGTCCTCAAAGGCGTTCATCTCCACGGTCACGTTCGCAGCCATCCAAGACAGCACGGGGTTGCCGCCATGACGGATCTTGGATTGCAGGACTAGCGACTCGAGCCGCTTCGTAGGCGAACTCATGCCGCGAAACCCTTGTGACCATCCTGCCACCTTCAGCCCCGCTCCTTGCAGTTCCACCGCCAACTGCACAGCCCCCGAGAGGTCCATGAAGACCTCCTGCACGTCGTGCGTCTTGGCGTATTCCAAGACGTATTCACGAATCTGGGAGTGGTCGATGATGCTCCCGCTGGTCGCCGTGATATGGCCCTGGTTGACCCAGTGCTGAAACGGCTGGCGGTCAGTTCGCTCCCGCTCCATGATGAGGTCGCGGGGAGCCCAGAACATCGCATCCACTTCGAACTCGTCACCCTCGCACGGGTAAAGAGCGACCATCGCGGACAAGTCGGTCGATTTCGATAAGTCCATCCCAAGGACACACTTCCGCCCGGCAAACGGCGTGCGAGGCCCAGACGAACACGCGGCCCACTTATCTGGGTCCAGCCAGCGATTCGTGCTTTCCGTCCACACTCCCAGCGAATACCGCAGCCAGCCGTTGAGCTTCGTCGCCTTGTTCTTCGCCTCGCGAGCGTCAGCCGCAAACGCTTCCTCGGTCATGGTGATCCCCATGCCGGGATTCACCCGCCGCCAGGTCGCCGGGTCGAAATAGTCCTCCGTCCCGTCAGCCTTCGCCCCGAAAATCTTGCCGTAGAAACGGGGATCGTAGTCCGGGTCGGCCATGGTCAGTTCGGCGTACTCATGCTGCTCCCAGCAAATCGTGTCACGCCGATCGCCCGCCGTTGAGATCGTCGCGAGGAGCGGCTCGCGCCTGGAGCGGCCCGAATAGCGGAGTGCCTCGAATAGCCGCCGGTCGGGCCACGCGTGCAGTTCGTCGCAGAAGACGAACGAGTAGGACGGGCCTTCCGCCGCCCCGGCATCTCGCGAGATCACTCGCAGGCTGGAGCCGGTTTGCTGGCACACGATCGTCTTCCGCGAATCGACCACTTCGAGCGAAGCCGCCAGTTCGGGCGACCGCTTCACCATCGCGGCGGTCTCGTCAAAGATGATCGCCGCTTGATTGCGATCCTTCGCTGCGATGCACCCGAGCTCGCCCTCACCCTCCATCAGCAAGTGCCAGATCGAGAGGCACGAGAGCAGCGTTGACTTGGCGTTTTTTTTCGGCACTTCGATGTAGGCGAGCCGATACCTCCGAAGCCCTTCCTCGGTTCGCCAGCCGTAGAGCGGCTCGATAACGTCTTGCTTGTGCCACTCCAAAAGCCGCATCGGCTCGCCGGCCTTCGCGGTCGGGGAGTCTTTGGTGTGGTGGCAGACCGATTCGAGGAAGTCGATTACCAGCTTGGCTTTCGTCTCGTCCCATCGGTAGCCGTCGGCCGCCTCAACTTGCCGTCTCAGAGGCAGCCTTGAGGCGGCGGAACTTCTCAATGATGCTTTCTTGCTGCGGCTGCGTGCCACTCAATCCGCTCCTGGCCGAAGGCGTCAGCCCGAACTCTTGCTCGATTCGCAGCATCGACGCGGCCAACTTGTTCAGCATCGTCGCCGCTGGCGTCGATTGCATGTACTTCACCTTGCCCGCATCGTCACGGATCACGAGCACGTCAAGCCCGCGTCGGCACTGGTCAAGGTATTTCACGAACTGCTCGTACATTGTGCAGTATCGTGCAATCGTATCTACGTCGGCATTCGTCATCACGCCCATGCCGAGCAACTTCGGCACGACGTTGTCCCACTTCTCGCGGGCGACTCCCGTCACCCATTCTGGCGGCGCGATGTCATCGCTTGGCGGCTTTGGCTCGCTTTTGTTGAGCGGCCTTTTCCCGGGGTTGCCCTTGGCGATCTTCAGAATCGTCGGCTCTTTGCGCGGGCCTCGCTTGCCCATTGGATGACTCCTTAGATGAAAGCGCAGGGGTCGGAGTTGCACCGCCCCTTCCGCCCTGGTCGGGCGACGTGCCGCTGCCAGCACTTCCTGCGCGTTTTGGATATGGCTTTCGTAGTGGTTCGATGCGTCGACGCATATCTTCATCGAGCGGCATAAGATACTTGTGCTTGACCAGTTTCACCGAACGAATAACCCCGGCCGCCTTATCCCTGGTCGCCCGGCCTCTTGCCCCTCGCCTGTAGACGTGCGAGTGGACCCGCTCTCCTGTCGCGCAAACCTCGAACCATTCGGTCGGAGATGTCAATCCAGAATAGAGCCAGTTTCCGCCCTGATATATACCGCCGTGGTGTCCTTGTTCTGGGTCTGCATATGAAACGATCAAGCGAAGTCCAGGGTGTCGATGCCGAATCATCCTGATCGCGAAAGCTACGCATTTAGTTGTGGGCGACTTGTGACCTGGTTTCAGCGCGACTCGGACAAGCTCCGCCACTTCCGTCTGCCTTAGGCCGTATGGGTCTGCGATCTGCGGGCACGCTCCACTGCCAAAAATAACGCACCCGCTAAACACGCCAGACTCCCACACCCCCACTCGAACGAGCTTAGACTTAGGCACGCATTTGCTGTAGTGCCATTTTTCGCAGGCGTATTTCGCCGCTTCGTGGGAGCACCAATCGAGGCGCAGCTCATGCGGTGAACTCATGACCGCACTCCGGGCATGTGGTTTTTGATTTTTGGTCGAGCCGTGATTGTTCGTCGGCGGTTGCGGGATCGAAGTCAGGAGGCACAACGCCAGCCGCTTCGGCCATGTCAGCGTACATCTGCTGCAACCCTTCGCTGCCGGTGTCCACCTCGCGGAGCAAGGCGTCGAGAGCCTGTGCGTTCGTCTCGGCCAACGCCGCGAGCGGGTCGAGCGACAGGAGCAGCTTGTCGGCCTCGGCTTCGTTGATGTCGAGGATGAGAACCGGCACCTCTTGCTCGGGCGTGGTCTCGGCCCGCAGGTGCCCATCTACCAGCATGAGCGAGCCGTCAGGCAACTCGCGGGCAAGAAGGGCGTCGGCGTAGCCGACTTCTGCCAGGATTCCCCGTAGAGCGTCCTGTTGAGCCTTGGGGTGGGTTCGCCAGTTCTTCGGGTTCGGAGCCAACTCCGACGCTTTGACCGTGCGGAGGGCTTTTACGCGGTTGCGGATGTTCATTTTGGCGTGCCTGTTTTTGCGGCGGGAAAACCTGACGATACCCCCCTATGCAAAACTTGCGGCCGCTCCTCCCTATCGCTACATCGGGTTTTCCTCAGACGTGCCCGGCAAGGCTTCCCCCGCCCTCCCATCGCGCACCCGCTGCCCACTTCGTGTGCAATCATTCCCCTGCCGTCTTCCGGTTGTGGCAGCCGTGACACAAACACTGCCCGCCATCCACGTCATACCGCGAGCGTCCATCCTGGCAGACCTCGGTTCCATGCACGACCGGGCTGCGATGGTCCGCGTGGGCTTGCCGCTTGTCGGCACAGACTCGCCCGCAGTCCTGGCACTGCCACGCGTCGCGGGTCAGCACCGCGAGCCGCCACGCCTTGTGCCGCTTGTCGCAGTAGCCGCGTGCTGCGGCGTTGGGCCGCTGCTCGGGGATCGACGCGGAGCGGAGACGCGGCGGGCGGTAGGTCGGGATGCGTGTTGGCATCACTTCACCTGCACAGTCCCCGCCACCCACCTCGGCGTATACGGGCACAGCGTGCATCGCCGTCCGCAGCAGCGGCCGTTGGCCAAGAGCACGGCGGCAGGGGTGGGGGGCGTCATGGGAGTGTTGGGTCGGGTGGCAGGAGGGCGACGGCATCGGCCCACGGGATCACCTCAACGCTCGCGAGGAGCGTGGCTTGGTCTGCCGCTGCCCACATGGCGTGGAGGAGCCCGCCGGGCATGACCTCGGTCAGGAGGTCGGCGCACAGCATGAGGCGCCCATCAGTCAGGACGCGGGGCATCGGCACGCAGTTTTGCGAGCCGTGGAGCCTGTGCAGTTCCGCGAGCCGACCAGCGATCGCGGGCGTGAATGCGAGTGCGTAGCCTTGGGCGAACTCGTAGGAGATTGGCAGCGTGAGGTCTGCGAGCGTCATGGCAGAGCCCCGCTAATGGCCGCCTGGAGCGATTCGACGCGAGCGTTCAGGGTGTCGAGGTCCAAGGCCGAGCCGATTGAGATGAACGACAGTCGGTGCGAGTTGTAGAAGTTACTGTTCAATGAGAAGAAAAATATGTTGCCAGACGATGGCGCAACGCTCGCTTCTGTCCGCGATGACGCAGGCGATCCAGTGCGGTAGGACCACGCAGAAGATCCACTGCGCGCGACGCCCCAGCCTCCATTCGTCGTGCCTGCGCCGGATCCCGCGACGCTCTGAGTCGCGTTGTTTGCAGAGACGTAGACGAGATTGCTGCTTTGCATGGCCCAAC